TGTTCATTGGCATGTGGAACTTCGCTGACGACAACGGCAATCTGCATCGGTCTCCGAAGAAGCTAAAGATGCAGGTTTTCCCTGCCGATTTGGTCGACTGCGAGCCGTTGATTCAAGAGCTTATCGCTCACGGACGAGTCACTGAGTACTCCGTGAATGGTGAAAAGTACTTAAATATCAAGGGTTTCAAGAAGCACCAGGTTATCAACCGTCCTTCCGCATCTTCGATCCCCGAACCTGATTTCACTGAGGACTCACGGAGGACTCCAAGAGGGAAGGGAAGGGAAGGGAAGGGAATAAATACATTGTCGGGCAAGCCCGACGAATCCCGCCGTGAAGAAGCCAAGGAAATCCTCAACCACCTGAACAACAAGACCGGGAAGGAGTTCCGTTTGGTGGATGCAAACATCGACATGATCGTCGCCAGACTGAAGGATGGCGCCGCCGTGGCTGACTGCATTGCGGTGATCGATGCGAAGGTGGCGCAGTGGGGTGAAGACCCGAAGATGTCCGAGTACCTCCGGCCTGGGACCTTGTTCAACCGAACGAAGTTTGAGCAGTACATCGGTGAACGTACCAAGCCTGCCGACACACCTTGGGCGGGGGCGATATGAACGGCCAGAACGCGATCATCGGCCTACGCCTGCGGGGCTACGCACCCACCGACGTATGGGTCATGGCCCTGGATGCTGAACCCCAGTACTTCGAAGCCACGCACCCTGAGAACCTGCTTGCAAACGGGTTCCTGGCGGAGATTGACGTTCTGCCAACCGACAACCCAGCCACGCTCGATTTCCGCTGCCTGCGGGGCCTAACTGCCCACGTCGTGGGCGAGAACCCGCGGCGCGTCCGGGCGCTCTTCAACCGAATCCAGCAGTTTGAACCGGCGCAGATACTGGCCGTGGCGGACGAGCTATTGCACTGGAAACCCGAATGAGCAACGTTCAAAAACTCATCATCCCCAGCAGCTTCAACTTCCAGGAGTACATGGTTGACGCTGAGCCCCAGGCCAAGGTTCTTTCTCCTGAAGCCTGGCGTGAGGAACTTGTGGAATCGACCCGAGGCGGCAGCAAAGTCTACGGTGCCGAGCTGCCCTGGGCGAAGACTCATGACCACCTGCGTTTTCGCGGTGGGGAAGTAACTCTGTGGCAGGGCATCAACGGACACGGGAAGAGCCAGTTGCTGGGTCAGGCGACCCTTGGCTTCGCCCGGCAAGGGGAGGGCGTATGCAACGCCAGCTTCGAAATGAAGCCGGTATCCACCCTCAAGCGGATGCTGCGGCAGGCTGCGCGCAATGCTACCCCTAGCGAGTTGATGGCAAACCGCCTGATCGACTGGCTGGAGGGCAAGTACTGGCTCTACGACCAGCAAGGGCAAGTCAAGCCGGAAATGATGTACGCCGTCATTCGGTACTGCGCGCAGAAGCTGAAGGTCAAGCACATCGTGATCGACAGTTTGATGAAGTGCGTTCGCGGGGAAGATGACTACAACGGTCAGAAAGACTTCGTGGACATGCTGACCACGTTGGCCCGGGACTACCAAGTCCACATTCACCTTGTCCACCACGTCCGGAAGGGCGAGAACGAGGACAAGGCTCCTGGGAAGTTCGACGCGAAGGGATCGGGCGCCATATCCGACCAGGTGGACCAAGTTCTCACCGTCTGGCGGAACAAGAAGAAAGAGCGCTTGGTCGAGAAGATCCTCCGCACGCCGGGTGCCGTCATTGACGAGGAAACCCAGGCGATGCCAGACGCCATGCTGATCTGTGACAAGAATCGACATGGCGAATGGGAGGGTGGAGTCCAGCTTTGGTACGACCCGAAATCCCTGCAATACACCCCTGACAAACGCTGCATACCCCTGGACATCATGGGAGAAGATCGATGAGCAATCACTCACTAGTAGCGTATGCGCTGCGCAAGGTTGGTCCTATGTCAACCTCGGAACTTGCCGCCGAGCTGGAGATGAATATCAATTCAGTACGTCAGTGCGTGTGGCGAGCCCGCTTGAATGGGAAATGCCACATCACGGCTTGGAAGCGCGAGAACGGAAGAAATGTCGAGGTGCATGCATTCGGACCAGGGATCGACGCGGAGAGGCCGGAGAGCGCGCCAAAGGTACGGCGTCATCGGATATATGTTGCGCCGCCTAAAGCGCCGACCCCGGTTCCGCATCTATCCCCATCGGATGGCAACCCCTTCGCTACAGCCATGTGGAACGTGGCGCAGGGGGCGCGATGAAAGTACGCGATCTCCGATTACGTGCGCGCAAGCGCTGGAGGCCTTCGCTTGTTGACATCATGGGGCGCGTCTTCCGCAAGCACGCAGATAGCTTCATCGATAACCTGGAAAGCAACAACGCGCTGTATCGATCCTTGAGGGGAAGGGCATGAAGAACTACGCCCTAGGACGCCTCAAAACCGGCGCCATGAACAAAACGGAGCAGGCATATGCCGACTACCTGGCCCAGCTCCAGGCCGTGGGGGGCATTCTCTGGCACAAGTTCGAGGGGCTGAAGTTCAGGTTGGCCGATAACACGTTCTACACGCCCGACTTCACCGTGATGATGCCGGACGGGCAGTTACAGGCGCACGAGGTCAAGGGGTTCTGGCAGGACGACGCCAGGGTGAAGATAAAGATTGCCGCTGACATGTACCCGCTCAAATTCATCGCCGTCAAAGCGCGGGCGAAGAAGGACGGCGGCGGGTGGGCCATCGAGGAATTCTGAGGATACGACCATGCTGATGCAATCCACACCCAAGATAGACCTAGACCCCATGAAGCGCCCGCCGCTGAAGTGGGACAGAGCGATGCAATACGCCATCGAGCGCGCCCAGTACCAGCCGAGGATGCAAGCGCTATCAAGTCGGGTGGACGAGTACCGGATGCTTTGGAGGGGATGATGAAACTCTGTACCGATTGCCGCCATCTGAGCGGGATGCGCTGCAAAGCTCCCAAAAATATGCGCGTTAACCCGTATAACGGTGAGTTGGAGCCAAAGGGGGTGTTTGGTACCTTCGCCTCAGTGCATCGGGGCGCGCAGGGATGGCTTTACATCAGGGTATTCAATTTTTGCGGCGAAAAAGGGCGCTGGTGGGAGCCGCGTGGAGATACGAATGCGCACAAACCTTGAAATCCTCCTAGGAGATTGGGGCCATTGGAAGGCTCTCCAGGACGACGCCGGGCTCGGGTACCCATCGGAAGCCGCCTTCTCGAAGATGAGGGTGGATTGCAATGTGCACCAGGGAGCGGCTGTCTCTGTGGTCGATCCGGACGTGAGGAAGGTAGACGGGCTCATCATGACGCTGCATCCGATGGACCGCGCTGTCCTGCTGGCGCACTACAAGCGCACGGGCCCGGTGAAGGCAAAGCACGACGAGCTGGGGCTGTCGCGCCGCGACTACTACTACCACTTGGATGCATGCCATCGCCACCTGTCGCACGGCATGGGAGGACGCTACATGCGCGGATACGAGACTAAAGTGTGCGCACTGGTTGAATGATCGTGCGCACGAAAGTAGAGTAATGGATGCAGGCTGAGAAGTTGTCACTGATGCTTCTCAGCCCCATCAAGAGGCAGTTTCGGCGAACGCGGGTTAGCGCCGCGTGTTGTGCTCATGCGCTCCGTTCCTAATCACTGCTTTATGTGGCGTCGGAATCGCCTCTTGATGGTGAGAGCACGTAGCACGTGAATGGTCTGATCCTCCGCTGGGCAGATAGAGAACCCAGCCAAGCCGGCGTAGCGCCCGGCCACCATCAACCTATCGCCCTGAGTGAGAAATCGCTCGGGGCTTTTTCATTCTTAGCCTCTGCGGAGGCCGGAGATAGAGATGGAAAAGAATGAATTCCGGGTGCGCCCGGCGGTTCGGTACATCGTTACGCACTTCCGCGACAGCGGGACGACCGGCGGATGTTCAAACATCGGCACGTTTGACAATATTGATGTGGCGGACCGAGTAGGTCGGGCGCTAGCTGCATCGATCCCTGGGGCGACGTTCGCCACCGTGGAGGACCGTCGAGAGCCGAGAGCGCAGTTCTACGCTTATTCCTCTGAGCAGGCGAACGCGATCATGGAGTTCATTCACGGCCCGAGTTTTCCTAAGGCTTAGCTTTCTCCGTAGGGCTCCCACCCTTTGCCGCCCAGCGCGGCTTTTTTATTTTATGAACCTGACAGAAAAGATCGTCGCAATCGTTGTCTTCAAGCAGCAACGCGAAGAGGCCGAACGATTCCAGGCTATGCGGGATGCAGGACAGCCGGTCCCGGTGCCTCGGTTGGTCTTCTACCAGGTCACGCTGGATCCGAACCAAATTTCCCCGAGTGGCGAGTACATCCGCATCGGGGATACGCAAGGCGACGAAATCCTAGGCTGGCAGCCGGTGCAGTCGCTGGAGATTATCGAAACGCTGGCCAAGTTTGACGGGGCCAATCTGGTCACGATTCCGAGAGGGGAAAGCAATGAGCAACGTTAGCGACCTGATGGGGCTGGGCATGGCTCCTGGCCTGGCGCAGAAAGTCGTGGATATCGCCACGGGCGAAGTGTCGGATGTCACATGGGATTCCTTGCAGGGTAAGCCCTCCACATTCCCGCCGACCATCGGCACGACGAGCAACACGGCGAAGGCTGGCAATTACACGCCTAGCGTAAGTGAGCTAGGTGTGTCGCAAACGGTCCAAAACTTCCTGAATGCTCAGGACATGGACGGATGCCAGAGCCAGATTGGCGGGACCTCCACCGGCAAGTTGGTATTCACTGCCGCGACTCCAGCCGCTGCATGTTCGGCGATCCAAGCGATGCAGGCTGGCGCCGCACCGACTGGATCCGTTCGCGGCGGCGTTCTCCAACAAGCCGCTATCCCGGCGCTGACGGACTCGTCGGGTGGTACGAGCGGGGGCAATACGGTCCCGTCTGTACCTGCTGCGACGGCGGCTACGACCGACACCACGGCGGCATCGCTCACTTCCACCAACGCGGCTATCACGGCGCTAAAGAACGATGTCGCCACCCTGGCCGCGAAGGTCAACACGCTGATTACCGAACTGAAGGCGTCTGGCGTCACGGCCTAAGCTTCGCTTCGAGTCCACGCGCCACAATGTGGGGACAAAACATGGCAAATGCAGGAACTTTTAAAAAAGGCGAAAAAAAGCCTAACCAGGGCAAACGCGGTCCTGGGAAGACGACACTAGCCGTCAAAGAAGCATTCCGAGAGGCGTTCGACAACCTTGGCGGCGTAGATGCATTGGTGCGCTGGGCGAAAGAGAACCCGACGGACTTCTACAAGTTGGCGTCCAAGCTGATACCGACTGAAGTGCGCGGCCCTGGCGACCAAGGTGAGCACACGTTCCAGGTGTCGTGGCAAGAATAATCATCCCGTACACGCCGCGTGCAGCATTCAAGCCTCTGCACCAGCGTAAGGAAAGGTGGGCGATAGTTGTAGCGCACCGTCGAGCGGGGAAGACGGTCGCCTGTGTTAATGAGTTGATCAAAGCGGCGCTCACGTTCAAGGGGAACGATGGGCGCTTTGCTTATGTGGCCCCGTTCTATTCGCAGGCCAAAAACGTAGCGTGGGATTACCTGAAGCGATTCAGCGCGCCGATCCCAGGCATCGTGGTCAACGAGTCGGAGCTGCGGATCGACTACCCGAACGGAAGCCGGATCAAGCTGTATGGGGCGGACAACGCGGATTCACTGCGCGGCCTGTTCCTCGATGGCCTGGTGGCTGACGAGTACGGGGACTGGAAGCCATCGGTATGGGGCTATGTGATCCGCCCTGCGCTGGCTGACCGGCAGGGCTGGGCAATCATCATCGGCACGCCTAAGGGGCGCAATCAGTTCTGGGAGCTGTACCAGCTCGCGGAGCGGTCGCCTACTTGGCTGGCCATGACGCTACGAGCCTCAGAGACAGGGCTGTTGCCACCCTCCGAGATGGAGGCACTTAGGCATGAGCTGTCCGAGGATGCATGGCGGCAGGAGATGGAATGTGACTTCGAGGCTGCATTGCCCGGCGCGTTCTACGGCAAAGAGATGTGGTGCGCCAAGGAAGACGGGCGCATCTGCGCGGTCGAGGTTGACCCGGCTGTTCCTGTGCATACGGCCTGGGACATTGGATACCGGGACGATACTGCGATCTGGTTCTACCAGGTCATGCGCGGCGAGATACACGTTATCGACTTCCACGCGTCGAACGGTAGGCAGATCGAGTTCTACACGAACCTGATTGCCGAGAAGGGATACACGTATGGCACGCATTGGCTGCCCCATGACGCGCGAGCGAAGACGCTGGCTAGCGGTGGGAAGTCAGTGATCGAGCAATTGGGCGTGGGCCTGGGGATGGATCGCATGGCCATCGTCCCCCATCTAGACGTGATTGACGGCATCCAGGCAGGGCGCAGAGCCATCGACATCGCATGGTTTGACGAGAAGAAGACTCTGCCGGGCATTGAGGCATTGCGCCAGTACCAGCGCGAGTGGGACGAAGACAAGAAGTGCTTCAGGGAGAAGCCCCGGCATGACTGGACCTCTCACCCTGCGGATGCGTGGCGGATGCTGGCGATTGCATGGCATCAGGAAGAGGGCAAGCCGGTGAGAACCGACCCAGACTGGAACAACATGCCGCTGCCCACCTACAACGATTTTCTGGAAGACCACATGCGCATGCAAAGCACGCGCCGGAGGCTGTAAGGCGTGAGCGAACTCCAGTATTCCGGCGAAGTTCAGCGATATCTGAACATGATCGCTGACTACGAGAAGGACTTCAAAGACTGGGAAGAGCGCGCCCGTAAGATTTGCGAGCGGTATCGGGACGACAAGAAGAAGTACAGCACGGACAATGAGGCCACGCGGTTCAATATCCTGTGGTCGAACGTTCAGACGCTTGTCCCCGCGACGTACAGCCGGTTGCCTCGGCCTGATGTGTCGCGCCGTTTCAAGGATAGCGACCCGGTTGGCCGTGTGGCGAGCCTGATCCTGGAGCGTGCGCTGGACTTCGATATCCAGCACCACACCGACTTCCGGACCACGATGTGGTACTCGGTCAATGACCGCTTCCTGGGAGGGCGTGCAACGGCTTGGGTGCGGTATGAGCCCCAGGTTGTGCCGCAGACTGACCCGAAGCCGGTCGATGGTGAGTTGACCAAGGATGCGGACAGTCCGTCTGGTCCTGAAGTCACGTCCACGGAGTCGCTTGAGCAGATCGCCTACGAGTGCGCGCCGCTGGACTACGTGCAGCCGCGTGACTTTGGGCACTCCAAGGGCCGCATCTGGGAAGAAGTGACCTGCGTATGGCGCAAGGTCTACATGAAGCGCGCTGACCTGATCAAGCGGTTTGGCGAGGAAGTCGGCAAGAGGATTCCGCTAGACGCCAGCCCGACCGACAACAGCCAGCAGTATCCGCAGCAGACCGAGGAAGCGGGCAAGACCGCCTTAATCTACGAGATTTGGGACAAGGATACGCTTCAGGCTGTCTGGGTCTGCAAGTCGTATGGGGAAATCCTCGACGCGATTCCTGACCCGCTGGAGCTGGAAGACTTCTTCCCTTGCCCGCGCCCGCTGTACGCCACGCTGACGACGGACAAGCTCGTTCCGGTCCCGGATTTCATCTTCTACCAGGACCAGGCCAACGAGCTGGATATCATCAGCGACCGGATCGACGGGTTGATCAAGGCGCTGAAGGTGCGGGGCGTCTACGACGCCAAGATAAAGGAGCTGCAACGCCTATTCACTGAGACTGGCGGGAATGACCTGATCCCAGTATCGAACTGGGCAGGTTTTGCGGAGAAAGGCGGCCTCAAGGGTGCGGTCGACCTAGTAGACCTACAGCCCATTGCAGACGCCCTCATGACGGCCTACCAGGCCCGCAACGAGGTGATGGATCAGATCTACACCATCACGGGGCTGGCAGACATCATCCGAGGCGAATCTGATCCACGGACGACTGCCGCTGCCGAGGGGATCAAGGCGCGTTTCGGCACTCTCAGGCTGCGGAACACGCAGGAAGAGGTTGCGCGCTACGCCTCCGACCTGATCCGCCTGAAAGCACAGGTGATATGCGGGAAGTTCAGCAACGAGTCGCTGCTGTCATACGGCGCGACGGATCAGTTGCTGCCTGACGACCAGCAATATGTCCCGGCAGCCCTGGAACTGCTGCGTGGCGAGATCGTCCGAGACTTCCGAGTTGAGATTGCGGCGGATTCGCTCGTTCAGATCGATGAAGAGCAGACCAAGCAGGACCGCACGGACTTTCTGACTGCGGTGAGCGGGTTCATCCGGGAGGCTGTGCAAGCCGGTCAGGCAATGCCGGAGATGGCACCTGTGCTGATCGAGATGCTGAAGTTCTACATTTCTGGGTTCAAGGCAGGGAAGACGCTGGAGGGCGCGATTGACGCTGCCCTGGACCGGCTGAACCAGATGGCCAAGCAGACGCTTGGTCAACCCAAGCCGCCGAGCCCTGAGCAGCAGAAGATTCAAGCCGATGTGCAGATCGCCCAGGCCAAACAGCAGGGGGATATGCAGATCGAGCAGGCGCGCCAAGCCTTCGAGCGCGAGAAGTTCCAAATGCAGATGGCGCTGGACCAGCGCAAAGCTGAATTGGACGCCCAAGTAGCCATGGCGCAGCAGCAAGCGCAGGCCGAGCAGTCGGCGCAGGAGCATCGCGAGAAGATGCAAGCGGATATGGTCAAGGCGCAACTGGAGCAGCATACGGAGACGCTGCGCTCCGAGATGCAGATGCAGATGGAAGAGATGCGCGGCCAAGTCCAAGTGCTGATTACCCACCTGACCAACATGGCCAAGATCGAGGTCGCCGAGATCGGGGCGGAAACGACATTGGACGCGGCGCAGATCAGCGCTGCTCGGACTGCGGAGGCGGAATAAATGCCGATCTACCGCATCCGCTGCGATGTATGCGAGTCCGAGGACGACATCTTCCGCTCGCTGAAGGACTACGACAACCTGCCTGAATGCTGCGGGCAGAAGATGCACCGAAAGGTCATGCCGGCGATGGTGACGGCTGATATCCAGCCGTACCGCTCGATGATTACGGGGGAGATGATTACCTCTCGCTCCCAGCATCGAACGCATCTCAAAGACCACGGCTGCTTGGAGATCGGCAACGAAACCAAGCACCTGAAGGGAATCACCTTAGAGCCGTCTCCAGAGTCACACAAGCGACGAAAAGAGATGCTTATCCAGAAGGTCCAACAACTAACCGCCTAACGGCGGTTTTTTTACGTCTGAAGGGTCAACACAATGCCCGGTATCCATGAAGCTTTGACAGACGCCTTTGAGGGCGTGGAAGAGATCGCCGCACCCGAAGTATCGGTTGAGGCCCCTGCGGCTGAGTCTGCACCGGCAGAAGCGCCTGTATCGGATCGACCACGGGATGAGGCGGGGCGATTTGCTCCGAAGCAGCCCCAGCAGGCCGCTCAGGAGCAGCCCCAGGCAGCGCCGGAGACGCCCCAGCGCCCGGAGCCGCCGAAGTCCTGGAAGCCTGAGAAGCGCGCCAAGTGGGAATCACTGGATCCGGAGATCGCTGAGTACATCAACCAGCGCGAGGAAGAGAGCAACCGAGGGGTTGAGCCCCTGAAGAAGGTCTGGAACGCGATTCAGCCCTACATGCCGTTGATCCAAGAATCCGGCCTGTCGCCTGAATTTGTCGTCAACGACTTCTTCCGGACCGCCCAGGCGCTGAAGACGGGCGACCCTCAGACCAAGTTCAACGTCTGGATGAACATCGGGAAGGCCTATGGCGTCCCGGTCCAGCAGTTAACGAATCCCGGGGAGCAACCACAAGTTGACCCCCAGATAGCCCAAGTCCTGAATGAGTTGAATCAGGTCAAGGGCACCGTCAGCACCTTCCAACAGCAGCAAGAGCAAGCGGTGGCGATACAGGCGAACAACATCCTCGCTGAATTCGCCAAGACGCATCCGCATTTTGAGGCTGTACGGGAGCAAATGGGCATGCTCTGGAACATGGGCGTGACCGATCTTGAACAGGCTTATCAAAAAGCCTTGCGTCTGAATGATGACCTGTGGGCCCAACAGCAAGCGCAACAACGCGAGCAAGAGGAAAAGTCCCGCAGGGAACAGGCAGACAAAGCCGCGAAAGCGGCTCGCGCATCCGCAGTTAGTCCCAGAAGTGCCACACCCGGCGCGACGGCGATGAACAACGGCGCAAAGGACCGGCGGTCGATTCTCGCTGAACAACTCAGTAGCTTTGACGGCCGACTTTAATTTTCTGATAGGAGCAAACCATGGCTTTTGCCAATAGCGCTATCAGCGACATTATTGCGACCACGATTCAGTCCCGTAGCGGTGAGCTCGCGGACAACGTGCTGAACAACAATGCGCTGCTTGCACGCCTGCGTGAGCGGGGTAACGTGCGTCCCTTCTCCGGCGGTAACGTGATTTTGGAAGAAATCATGTACACCGACGCCACCACTCAGAATGTCAACTCCTATTCGGGGTACGAGGTTCTGAACATCAGCCCGAACAGCCCGCTGTCTGCGGCGCAGTTCAACATCCAGCAATATGCTGCTGCGGTCACCATCTCCGGTCTGGAAATGCTCCAGAACGCGGGCAAGGAGCGCATCATCGACCTGCTGGACGGTCGCATGGCCGTTGCTGAGAAGCAACTGATGAACCGCATCGCCACGGACATCTACCTGGATGGCACGGGCAACTCCGGAAAGAACATCACCGGGCTTGCGGCTGCGATCCCGGACGCCCCGGCTTCGGGTACGTATGGCGGCATCAACCGCGCCTCGTTCCCGTTCTGGCGCTCCCAGGTGTTCTCGGGCACGACCAACGGCGGCGCCGCTGTATCGGCTGCCAACATCCAGCAGTACATGACCGCTCTGGCGATCAAGATGGTTCGCGGACGCGACAAGCCGGACCTGGCTGTGGCGGACAACAACTACTTCTCGCTGTACGTCAACAGCCTGCAAGCGATCCAGCGTGTCACGACCGAAGGTGATGCTCGTGGCGTTGGCGCTGGCTTCCAGGCCGTCAAGTTCTACGGCGGCGGTTCCTCGATGGATGTGGTCTTGGACGGCGGTATCGGCGGGGCTGCGACTGCCGATCACATGTGGATGCTGAACACGGATTACATCTTCTTCCGTCCGCACCGTGACCGGAACTTCGTCCCCATCGGCGGCGAGCGTCAAGCCGTCAACCAGGACGCGATCGTGAAGCTGATCGGCTGGGCCGGCAATCTCACCTCCAGCGGCCCGCAATTCAGCGGCGTGCTGATCGCTTAAGGAGCAATCATGGCCTACAGCGTAACCCCTCAGGCGGGTGTTGACCTGACCAACACCGTAACGGCTGCCGACATCGCGTCGGGTGCCCGCACGGTCCCGATGAACCTGGGCGAGCAGGTTTGGGGCAGCGACGGCAAGCGGTATGTGTTCGCCGTCGCGAACGCCAGCATCCCTGGCTCGACCGCCGTTTGCACGGTCAACCCCACGACCTTCCAGGCCACGGCCACCGGTGGCACGTACACGTCTCCCTCTACGGGGATGGTTACGGGCGACTACGGTTGGTTCAGCGCCCCATCGGTCTAAGTTTCACAACGCAGCACGGGCCACCTTCGGGTGGCCCATTTCTTTTTGGAGAGCGCCACAATGCTTGATTCCGATGTAGCAAACCCGCACGCCGGCATTTGGGTCCAGTTTTACCCTGGGAAGATGCCGAACGAGGCCCGTTCTCAAGAGACCGGAAAGCCCGAGTTCGACTTGGTGGACTTCATCCGCAAGGTTGCGGCTGGCGATCCGAACAACATCATCGAGCGCCCGGCACGCAAGTCCGATCAGTACGAATTCCCGCAGCAGTGGGCCGCGTACAAGAACAACCAGCAATACCGCCCCGAGAGCGGCACTCCCATCGAGGATTGGCCGCGTATCGACATGGCCACGGCCGCCAAGCTGAAGGCGCTGGAGTTCCACACCGTGGAGCAAGTCGCGGAAGCCTCGGATGCGCAGATTCAGCGTATCGGCATGGGTGCCTATGAGCTGCGGAACAAGGCGATTGCCTTCATCAAGCAGGCCAAGGACTCGGCGTATGCGCAGAAGCAGGCCGACGAGTTAGCCATACGTGAGCAACGCATTCTCGATCTGGAAGCCACGATCCAGCGCCAGGCTGCGCGCTTGGAACTTCTGGAAGAACAGCAGGAAAAGCGCGGCCCTGGCCGCCCTCGCAAGGAGCAGTAAATGGGATCGTCAATGTTGCAGCTTGTCCAGCAGGTTACGGGCGAGCTAGGTCTTGTCGTGCCCACATTCGTTGCAGGGAACACGTCACAGGACGCGCAACAGATCCTTTCATTGATGAACGCGGTGGGAACCGAGATGGTCCCGAAGTTCGACTGGCAGCAGTTGGATAAGGAATATCGGTTCTACACCCAATTCATCGAGGCGACGGGAGACACGGTTACTGGCTCTCCCGTTATCACCAACCTTAGCTCTACGGCTGGGGTGCAGGCGAACACGTGGATGGTGACTGGCGGCGGTGTCCCGCAGGATTCCTACGTCGTATCCGTCGATTCGCCCAATCAAATCACCATCAGCCAGCCCGTCCAGGAGACTGCTGCGGGCGTTGTGCTCTCGATCTCGCAGACGAAGTACCCGATGCCGACCGACTACGACCGGCAGGTCAATCGGACGCAATGGGACAAGTCAAAGCACTGGGAGATGCTGGGGCCGGAGAGCCCCCAGCAGTGGCAATGGCTCAAATCGGGGTACATCGCCACGGGTCCGCGCATTCGCTGGCGCATCATGGGCAACTTCTTCCAGATATGGCCGGCCCTGAACACCCAGGAGTATCTGGGGTTTGAGTACATCTCCAAGGCGTGGGTGTATGACGCTGCGGGCAATGCAAAGACATCGCTGACGGCCGACACCGATACCAGCATCTTCAGTGACCGCATGATGGTCATTGGGACGAAGCTGAAGTATTTCGAGGTCAAAAACTTCGATACGACGGCGCTGTGGCAGGACTTCAACACTGAAGTGGAGTTGCGTAAGGCGCTGGAGCAGGGAGCTCCGATGCTTTCCTTCTCGCCGCGTCTGAGCCAGGTCTTGATCGACCAGAACGCGATCCCGGATAGCGGATACGGGCAGGTGTCGAATTGATCCCTCGTCGCCCCAGGGTTGCGCAGGCTCGCTCTGCGACGATGGTGTCAATCCCGGCACCTATAGGCGGTTGGAATGCGCGCGACTCGGTTGCGGCAATGCCGCCCATCGACGCGATCAAGTTGACGAATTGGTTTCCGACTACCTCGGACGTGATGGCCCGAAAGGGCTTCGTCAAGTTCGCGACTGGGCTGCCTGGCGCCGTCGATACGGTGATGGCGTTCAACCCCGCCTCAGACGTGAAGAAGCTCTTTGCTGCTTCTGGATCGGGGATCTACGACATCACGTCCGGAGGGGCAGTAGGAGCGCCGGTTGTCACGGGCCTCACGTCCGCGCGCTGGAGCTACACGAATTTCTCGACGCTGGCTGGGCCATTTCTATGCATGGTCAACGGTGAGGACGGCTACAGAATCTACGACGGTTCGACCTGGGAGAACATCACAGCGTCTTCCACCCCGATCTCTATCACGGGGGTTGACCCGACGAAGCTAACCCATATCAACGTCTACGCAAGCCGGCTCTGGTTTGTCGAAAAGGCTTCGTTACGAGCGTGGTATCTGCCTGTCTCCCAGGTAGGCGGCGCTGCTCTATCCATCGATCTATCCCCGATCTTTCGTCGCGGCGGCTATCTGGTCGCTATGGGGACATGGACGGTTGATGGTGGCTACGGCATGCAGAACTATGCAGCCTGGGTCACGAGCGAGGGCGAAATCGCGGTCTACGGAGGAACAGACCCCTCCCAAGCCTCGGGGTTCTCCCTAGTCGGGGTCTACCAGCTCGGCACGCCGATGGGTAATCGGTGCTTCATGAAGTACGGCTCTGACCTCCTGTACATCGGGAAGGACGGCCTTGCTCCCATGTCGCAGGCCCTCTCCAGCACTCGCGTAAATACGCAGGTCAACCTGACTGCAAAGATTCAAGGCGCTATCGCGGACGCGACGGTGCTGTACGGGGGGAATTTCGGCTGGTGCATCCAGCTTTATCCACCCGCGAACATGATTCTGCTGAACGTTCCGGTAGGGGCGAATCAGCAACAGCAGTACGTCATGAACACCATTACCGGCGCGTGGTGCAACTTCACGGGCTGGAATGCGAACAGTTGGGAAATCTGGGCCGATCAGATCTATTTCGGCGCAGAGGGATATGTAGGCCTGGCGTGGTTTGGCTTCAGCGACGACGGAGACAACATCTCTGGTGCCGCACAGCAGGCGTTTAGCCAGTTCTCGCCGGGCCAGCAGGACAAGCGCTTCACGATGCTTCGGCCGATCATGCGCACGAATGGCGCGCCATCGATTTACGCCGGCATCAACGTCAATTACGAACAGACCATCCCGAACTCAGCCCTGAATTTCGCCCCCGTCGCTTACGGCGTGTGGGACGCGGCGATCTGGGACCTTGGCTTGTGGGGTGGCGATCTTCAAACATTCATGGGTTGGCAGGGCGCTACGGGTGTTGGCTGGGTTGGGTCCCCAACCATCCAGATCGCGGTCAATGGCATTGAAGCCCACTGGGTCAGTACTGATGTGGTGTACGAGGGCGGAGGCGTCCTATGAGGCGCATTCTCTGGAACGACACCGAGCGCGTCATGCGGTTCGTTGCTGACCGCACGGGCGAAACCGAATACCAGCGCTGCGCGGCGATTGGTCTGGAGGAAGACGGCCAGGTCATCGCAGGCGTCCTGTTCCAGAACCATTGTGGCCCGAACGTCCTGATGCACGTGGCCTCGGACGGATCCAGGCGCTGGATGACGCCCGCATATCTCTGCGCGTCCTTTCGTTATCCGTTTGAAAGCCTAGGCGTGCGCCGGATTACGGGGCTCGTCCGAGCAGACAACTATGCCGCGCAGAAGTTTGACGAGCACTTGGGCTTTGTGCGCGAGGGACTGATGCGCCACGCGGCGGCAGACGGAACCGACATGATTGTCTACGGGCTCCTGAAGGAAGACTGCAAGTACCTGGGCGGCCGGTATCTGGAAGCATTGAAGAGGGAAGTATATGAACATCGCCAAATGGCTTAAGGGCCTGCTGATAGACCAGTTCACCCTGTACGGGGGAGGGGGGAAAGGCGGTGGTGGAGATGCGCCCGACCCCCCCGACCCCTATGCTGTAGCCGGTGCGACTACCCAGACGAATAAGGATACGGCTGCCTATAACAAGGCGCTGAACCTCAACAACTATTCCAATCCGTTCGGGTCGCAACAGAGCACTCAGGTGGGTTTTGACCCGGTCAGCGGGGCACCTATCTACAATACGTCCATATCAGCCAATCCTCAACTTCAGCAAGCGCTGTCTTCGTTGCTCGGCCAGACTGGCCACAGTGCGAACCTTAACGCTTATGCGCAAAGCGGACTCCAAGGAATAGCGTCTCAATATGGGGACCTCAACAACAGCCTATCAGGTGTTGGGTCACAGGTCTCTGGGTTGAACAGCGGGCTGGCTGGCCTCGGTTCGCAGTATGGAAACCTAAACAGCGGCCTTTCTGGTCTTAGCAGCCAGTATGGAAACCTAAACAGCAACATCGCCGGATTGAATAGCCAGTTTGGCGGCCTGAACTCGCGCCTGAATAGCCTCGGTTCACAGATGGACATGGACCAGGTTAAGCAGGCTCAACAGAAGGGCCAGGATGCTGCATATGCATCGCAGACCCAGTACCTCGACCCGCAATTCTCGCAAGAGCAAACGTCGCTGTCCTCGCAGCTTGCCAACCAAGGACTTACGCCGGGGTCGCAGGCATACAGCAACGCAATGCTGAACTTCAATAACCAGAAGCAGCAGGCATACTCCAATGCGCAGAACCAGGCCATCATGACCGGCTCCCAGATCGGCGCTCAGAACCTGCAGAACCAGCTTGCGGGCATCAACACCCAGGCCGGGCTGATCGGTCAACAGGGCCAAAACCTCGGAGCGCAAGCGGGCTTGTATGGGCAGCAGGGTCAGAACCTGGGCGCACAAGCAGGCATCTACGGCCAGCAGGGTCAGAACCTCGGGGCGCAAGCTGGGCTCTACGGGCAACAAGGTGTCAATCTTGGGGCGCTCGCTGGCATATACGGGCAACAAGGGCAAAACTTGGGGGCCCAAGCTGGGACATACGGCCAAGTCGCCAATCTTGGCCAATTGCCCTATAGCAACCTGCAATCCATCGCCAGCCTTATCCCTGGGTACGCGGGCCCTGCGCAGTCTTCCACGTCGCCGGCCAATATCGGCCAGAACGTGTACAGCAACTACCAGGCGCAGATGAACAACTACAACGCGCAGACACAATCCGCGAATCAGTTCACGGGCGGCCTGTTCGGGCTCGGTAGTGCTGGGTTGCTTGCTTACGGGATGTCGGATCGCAGGATCAAACGGGATGTTCGCCGCATCGGCACGCTTCGCAATGGCATTCCTTGGTACTCGTTCCGCTACCGCTGGAGCGACAAGCTCGAAGAGGGCGTCATGTCCGATGACGTTCGCAAGCTTATGCCCCAAGCCGTTGCAGTCCACGCGAGCGGCTTCGATATGGTCGATTACGCACAGGTGATGTGATGGGGCTATTCGGCAACACACTCAGCGCTGACAACCAAGAGTCGCCCATAGGTCTGCTCGGCGGCAAGGGCCAGAAGATCAGCGACCCTATCGCCATGATTCCGGGCGTCGGGGATAAGTGGGTCGATCTCACCTCTCATCAAATTCCGAAGTGGACGAATCAGGCACTGGCTCCTGTAGCTCAGTTCAACGGGAAGATAGACAAGGCGATCAACCCACTTCGCCGCATCCCCGCCGTCGACAACGTGATGAACACGGTGGAAGCCAAGCCGGCAGACGCAATCGGTACGGCCATAGGCGCGTACTTCGCTGCTCCTTTGCTTGCCGGCGCTGCTGGTGGTGGAGCAGCAGGGGGAGGAGCGGCTGGTGCTGCTGGCGGCGCTGGCGGTGTCGCAGGAGGCACGGGAGCCATTACAGCCGCCCCAGGCGTGACGGCCGGTGGTAGCACTGCATTGGGTAGTACCGCAGGGATGACGGGCTCGTGGGCGCCTGTGGCTGGCTCTGCGCAGGGCATCAATCCCATGGTGCAGGCCATGCTTCGCCAGCAGATGTCTGGAAACGGCCTCTTCGGTGGCCAGGGCAGGCAGCAGCAACAACCTGTCCAGCTTGGCGCTGCGAACGGCGCGCCCCCACAAGCCACCATTTCTCCCGCGCCGACCGTTAACCCGGTGCTGCGGCAACAGATATTGAATCAATTGAGGGGTTATTGATGGCGACCGCTCCGACTACTGGCACGATCCTTCCGCAATACCAGGGGGATTACTACGCGCTTCAGAATCAGCAGGCGCTGGCGCAGGCACTGATGCAAGGCTCGGTGCAAAACCAGGCATCGCAGATCCCCACGAATATGCCGGTGGTGCCGAAGTACAACATAGGCGCTGGCTTGGCTCAGTTGGGGCAGGCTCTGCTGGCTGGGAAGCTTGCAAACCAGACCGCGCAGGGGTATAGGGACCTTGGAACTGCGCAGATGGGCGCATTGATAGGGACTCCCGCTCAGGGCCAACAGCCGCCGCAGGACGCAGCCCTAGGGCAGGGCGCATCCGCCACCCCGACTAGCTCGGTGCAGCCTCAAGCCCAAGCGTCTGGGGGGATGCTGGCTCCTGGTGGTCCGATGAACCCGGGCGGCATACCGCCCCAGCAAGCGGCCTACCTATATATGTCCCTTGGGCCGACCGAATATTCCAAGCAGTACATCGCACCGTACATGAAGCCCACGGATGCGACCTTGGCCGGGCGTCAGGGGGGATTCGACCCGCAGGCGGCGAACCGAGCTCAGTTCACCAAGGACATCTCTATCCCGCTCGCGCCCAACAGCGCATTGGTCAATGCTGGAACGGGTGGCGTGACTACTGCTCCGTCTGCGGCGCCGCCTGGGTATCAAAACCTCCAGCTTGCAAATGGCGGCTTTGCGACTGTTCCGTTAGCCGGTGGGCCACAAGCGGTTGCGGGCAGCGCGGCAGCGGAAGAAGGGGGGAAGGGTAGCCAATTGCCCGCCCCGACTCAGTATGACGCGCAGGGCAACCCGCTACCGACTATGAGCCGTACGGACGCCGTGAACGTTAACGCTCCCCTGGGCATCCGGAACAACAACCCCGGGAACCTGCGCCCTCAGGGGCAGTTCGCACAGTATCCCGACATGGAAACTGGCATCAGGGCGCTGGATGCCAACCTCCAAAGCTATGGGAAGCAGGGAATTGACACACTCGCTGGTGTCATCAGGAAGTGGGCTCCCCCGAACGAGAACAACACCGACGCTTATATCAAGGCAGCGGCTGCACGTTTGGGGATTGATCCGAACCAGAAGATCGACCTGTCCAATCCGCTCCAACGCTTGGCAATTGGAACTGCTATCACGCTGCACGAGAACGGGCCTCAAGGTGTGTTTGGGCAGTCTGCGGCGTATCCCGCCCCCCCGCTGGCCGCTCAGAAGAACGCCGAAGGGCTCGCGTCCGGTCAGATCGATACCATGCAGAGATCCTACCAGGGCCTGCAAGGGATGCGTGCTGGCGGTACGTCAGCACTCCAGGACATCGACAACATGATCGGCCTGTCCCAAGGGAAGAACGTCGCTACGGCTGGCACGTATCTGGCCAAGTTGGCGGGATTGACGAGTGCAAACGCAGCGGAATACGAAAAGTCCCGCGACAACCTCGTGACGAATTTGGGTAGCCAACTCGGCATGAATTCTGACGCGGCGCGGGAACTCGTCTATGGGTCGATCCCGTCGTATGGAGCGCCGAAACAGGCCATCGAGAACGGCCTCCAGACCCTGAAGGGGCAAGTCCAGATGCGTATGCTCAAGGCGGATTATCTTTCGGATGCCTACGCGGGCGGGGATGCCAAGACCTATAACCGCCTGGAAAATCAGTTCGACCAGAACATGACGCCCAAGATCGCCGGGATCATCGCTCAGCCGCCAAGCCCGCAACGGGCGCAAGCTCTGGTACAGGCCGCGAAAGACCCGCAAGTACGCGCAAGGCTTGAGTGGGCCGCTCAAAATGGATTGCTGAAATGAGCGCTCTAGACGACATCATCGCTCGGGATTCCGCCCCCCAGCAGGGATCGGCGCTGGATGCCATCATTGCCCGGGACGCTGGGATGGCCGCACAGGGGCCTCAAACTCAGCAGCCACCCCAACCCCCCCAAGGCCCGCAAGACCTCAACGGCGCTGTACTGGAAGGTCGCAGTCCCGACGGTGCGATGCGGCTGGAGATGGGCGGCACAAATCCCACCTGGCAGACGCCGAATTCCGTCGGCATGGGAGTCGGTGATGCCGTCATGGGGGCAATCCAGAAGATCGCAGGTGCCACGGCGTGGGCGGCAAACAAGATCGCGCCAGACTCCAAGATCGCCAAGGATTTCACGGCGATGGTGCCGCAGATCCAATCCACAATTGACGCCCACAACGCGCAATACGATGCATCCAGGCAAGGTCAGGATGGAGTGGATTGGGGGCGCCTGAGCGGGAACGTTATCGGTGCCGCCCCTTTGATGGCCGCCGCCCCGGAAATGCAAGGCATGAGCCTAGTCGGCAAGCTGCTGATGGGAGCAGGATCAGGTGCCCAAAGCTCGTTGCTGATGCCTGCGGCTAATCTAGCCCCGGGAGAAACCCTTGGGGATCGCTCCCTGGATCAGGCGATATCCAGCGGGCTGCTGGGGGCTGCTGGCGTCCCGGTCATGCAGGCTGCCGGGAAGGCGATTTCTGGCCTTGGCGGCCACGCTCAGAAGGCGCTCTCTGCCGCTGGGGTAGACCTCACGCCCGGGCAAATCCTTGGGGGGGCTATTGCTCGCACCGAAGACAAGTTGACGAGCGTTCCGATCCTTGGCGACTTCATCAAGGGTGCCCAGCAGCGCTCTGTCAACAGCCTGAACTCCGCGACCTATAACAAGGTCCTGGAGCCTTTGGGGCAGAAATACTCCGGCCCGATAGGCAATGAAGGCGTGGCTGCTGTTGAAGCGAGGATTGGGGATGCGTACGACAATGCTCTGTCCAGGATGCATTTCAACGCGAACGACCCGGCCTTCCAGCAAGATATCCTGAAACTTGGGAACATGGCCGGCGCTCTCCCGCAGGCCCAGCAGAAGACGTTCACCAACATCGTTCAAACCCAGTTGGTGAACAAGCTGAACCCCAATGGGCAGATGGATGGTCAGACCCTCAAGGGGGTCCAGTCCGAGCTATCTCGTATCGCGCAGGGGCTGTCTGGCGATCCTTCTTGGGACAATCGGCAACTCGGCGCAGCCATTACGGAAGTTCGGAATGCGGTGGAAGCATCGCTACCTCGATATAACCCGGCTGATGCAGTCACAGATCTGGGCAAAGCGAACGAGGCCTGGGCGAACTATGTACGCCTGCGGACGGCTGCGGGCTCTCAAGGGGCGATGAACAGGAATGGCATATTCACAGCGGCGCAACTGAACAACGCTGTGCGCAGTGCCGATAAGTCTGCCGGCAAAGGCGCTACGGCGCGTGGCGAAGCGCTGATGCAGGATTTCTCCCGCGCAGCTCAGGACGTACTGGGGTCGAAATATCCAGATAGCGGTACGGCTGGCCGGCTCGGTCTGGGAGTGGGGGCCCTTGCAGGCCATCAGTTCTTGCCTGCCGAAATAGCGGGCCCTCTCGCTGTTGGCGTGGGAGGCACGATCCTTCCCTATACGCGCATGGGGCAGAAGGCCATCCAAACGTTGCTGATGAAGCGGCCTGCGGGCGCAGACCAGCTAGGGACGACCCTTACGCAACTCGGCTCGCCGCTCGCACCCTTTCTTATCCCATCGCTGGTCAATTCGGTCGCACAGGCGAAATAGCCAACGCTTAACGACAGGCATGAACAGCCCGGCAGACCCCATGAGGACTGCCAGGACGATGCTGCGGATAGTTTCGTCTGACATTTCGTATCCCTAAGCCCCTAACGGGGCTTTTTTCATTTCAGGTGATATATGCCATACAACGGCGCAGGAATTTTTACGCTGCCGACCGGGAACCCGGTTGTTACGGGGACCGTTATCAGCTCGTCGTGGGCGAATAACACCCTGTCCGACATAGCGAACAACGGACTGTCCAACTGTATCACGAAGGATGGACAGACTACCCCGACAGCCAATATCCCCTTGGGCGGCTTTCGCCTAACCGGGGTAGCTGCTGCGGTCGACACGACCGATGCGGTGAACGCTGGCCAACTCCAGGCTGGCACCATGAATGTGTTGTCCGCCGTTGGGGGAACCGGGGACGCAATTACCGCCGTGGCTTCGCCTGCTCCTACGGCGCTCGTCGCTGGGATGCGCTTTGTCTATACCCCGGTTGCGACCAATACCCTCTCCAACCCAACTATCAATATAGCTGCCCTGGGTGCCAAGACCATCACCCGGTCGGATGGCGTAGGGCTGTGGGCCGGCGCGCTCGTCGTTGGAACGCCCTATGAGTTGGTCTACGACGGCACGAATTTCCGTGTGCAGTCCGGCATTCTGGGGAACCAGATCGTTCCGATGGGCTCGCCGTTCGCCTTCCGGAACCGATTCGTAGATGGCAACTTCGATTTCTGGGACGCCGGTCCATCCGTAGCCGCTACCGCGGGTGGGAACTACGTTTCGTCAGCGTGGGGGTACGCCGCAGGGACTGGGGGTACGGCTACCGCTTCACAGACCGCATTCGCCGCTGGTGCCGAGCCTGCGGGGATGACGACGCCGGCTCGGTTCTATATGCAGGTCGCGCAAACGGTCGGCGGTTCTACGGCGCCAGCGATCTTCCAACGCCTCGAAAGCGTAGGGACTTTTGAGGGAAAATCCGCCACGCTTTCAGTATGGATGTGGGTAGCGAGTGGCACCCTGAGCGTGACCAACATTGGTGTGAATCAGGTGTTCGGAAGCGGCGGCTCGGCCAGTGTCGTCACGAATACCGCCGTTTCCTGGACGCTGACGACGACTCCGCAAAGGTTCAGTGTGCGGCTTGACATCCCGTCGATCTCCGGGAAGACGATAGGCACATCTGACTATCTGAGCATAGCTATCGGCCTTCCCCAGTCCACCACCTTTACCGTAAACATCGCGCAGGCACAGATCGAGGATTGCCCGAGCGATGCTCCATCGACTGGGCTACCAACGCCATTTGAACTCCATGGCTATGGCGCAGAAAGATCGATCCTGAATCGCTATTTCAGCAAGATAAATTGCTCATTCAGAGCCACGGCGGGAGGGGCCGGCACTACCTTTGAGTCAACGATAGCGTACTCGCAGATGAGGATAGCGCCTGCGGCAACGCTCCTTTCTGCCGGCTCATCGTCAAACCTGAGTTCGCAAAGCATCGTCAATCCCTCAAGTGCAAGCGCTCGTTTTCGGCTTGTTTCCGCCGCTGCGGGGGATTGCTTCGCTCTTGATTACATCTACATCTTCGATGCGAGGCTGTAATGAAATTCCAGCAATTACTGGCACCGGACGGTTCGGTTGAGCCTGGATATATCCTGTTCACGGACAGCTTTGGCCGTGTTTGGGTAGTCCCTCAGGGGCACAGATTCTGGGACCTTTACCAGAACTGGCTCGCAGATGGAAACGAGCCTCTTCCCCCCGCATAACCCGCTTAGGCGGGTTTTTTCATTGGCCGAATGATGAGCATAGACGATATCCGAACCCGTCTCCTTGCGCTAGAGCGCCGCGTGGACAAGCTGTATTGGGGATTCGCGGGAGGCGCTGCGGTCGCCATGGCAATGAGTGGCGGCTACATCTGGTATGGGAGTAAGACGCTGGAGAAAGTCGATAAGTCCGCCGACAGCCTGGCCCAAATCCAGACGGATATCACGGTCATGAAAGCTGAACAGGCGCGCGCAGCGAAGGATGGGGACCGGGCCTGGACGCTCGTGCGTTCTTTGATGAAGTCTGGAGCAAAGGTGGAAGAGCAATGACGCCTCAAGAATGCTTGCGGGACGCGATAGAGCCTGCCCTGACACTTCTGCCGCCTGGGATGACCTCGGACGCGGCAAAGATCCAACTTCTCGCCATTGGCTTGCAGGAAAGTCGGCTGAAGTACCGCAGGCAGATCGGAGGGCCAGCCGTAGGGCTATGGCAGTTCGAGAAGGGCGGCGGCGTCAAGGGCGTCCTGACGCATGGCGAATCAGATCTCTGGGCTCGCGTGGTCTGCGCTAAGCGGGATGTATTCGCGAATCCCGATGCGGTCTACAAGGCCATCCCGAACGACGACATTCTGGCGGCTGCTTTCGCCAGGCTGCTGCTCTGGACCGATCCTGACCCGCTGCCGGCGATTGGCAATGCCGAGGCGGCTTGGAACTACTACATCGCCAACTGGCGCCCAGGGAAGCCGCATCGCGAGACCTGGGACGATTTCTACAAGCAGGCCGTAAGTGCCGTTCAAGGGGAATAGTGTGGAGTTCGACTGGAAGAAAGTCATAGGGACTGCGGCTCCGATGCTTGCAACGGCCTTGGGCGGTCCACTGGCAGGCGCAGCGGTAGCGACCATCGGCAACGCGCTGGGACTAGGAGATGAGCCGTCAGATGCCCAGATATCAGCGGCGCTGGTAACGGCAAGCCCGGATACCATAGCCAAAATAAAGCAAGCGGAACTAGATTTCGAAGCCCGCATGGCGGAGCTCGGATTCAAGAACGCGGCTGACATCGCCAAGATAGAGGCCGATGACCGCGACAGCGCTAGGAAGCGGGAGATGGAGGTTCACGACTGGACGCCCAGGGCATTGGCCTTCCTGATCACTCTGGGGTTCTTCGCCCTGATCGGCGCGCTTGGGTTCGTATCGTTCCCCGAAGGAAGCAAGGAACCGCTCTTGATCCTATTCGGCGCCTTGAGCGGTGCCTTTGGGAACGTGATTGGCTACTACTTCGGCGCGACGGTCCAGCCGAAGAAAACCGCGACTGGGAAGTAGCTTGATTATCCGGTCGCCTAATCTGATCCCAGGCTTCTCGATAAGCAGAAACGATACGTAGGACGCTGGGATAACGACCACCAGCAATGTCCCGAATGCTGCCGGATATGCCAACAGGACCGGCAATTTCCCATAGAGATACGGGATGACGGGTTCGATCAAGAGGCAGGCGGCTGCGTGTGTCAAGTAGATTGAATAGCTGATATCCCCCCCGAACACGAGCGGACGGTTGACCAGCAGCCGAATTTGATTCATGCCCAGCCCGATCAGAAGCAGCCCGCAGAGTGCAGCGCGCAAGTACAGGGAACTCCCCAGTTGCTTGATCTCGAACGGGTACGCCATCAGCCAGAACCCAGCAAATGCTGCCAGGATCAGCCCCAGTCCCAGCGTCCGTGAGCGCGGCAAGCTTTGGTAAAGGCGATAGGCAAGGATGCCGAGCACAAAGACCGGCATCTGATTGACTATGCTGGTGTAGGGATAGGGGTAGGGGACACCATGAACGACCACACGCCATATCTCAGCGGCGGCAACTGTGGCGAGCAGCCAAAGGGCTGCACCCTTGATACTCCTGCTAGTGGAAAATACCAAGGGGAACAGGAGATAGAACAACATTTCCGTTCCAATCGACCAAGCCGCGTAGGCTGCGCCCCATTCATATCCGGGGACCAGATTGAAGCCAAACGATAAATTCAAGGCTATCGCTGCGGGTGTTGGTATCACTCCGAATACAAAGTATCCAATCAGCGAAGTCGCTACGACCCAGAAATAGAACAGCGGCGCTATTCTGAAGAACCTTCGGATGAAGAAGTTGCGTACCGGGGCACCCTCTTGCCGCGTCTCCATCGACATTGACAGAGTGAAGGCGCTCAGGACAAAGAAGAGCGTGACTGCCGTCCCCCCAAACGAGATAGCTGGCCGCAGCCATTCGGGCGGCGTCGCGTGGGAGTTGAACGTGAGATGCAGGAGCGCCACGTACAGAGCTGCCCAGCCCCGCAGGGCTGAGATAAAGTCGAGCCGTCTACGACCGTTGACGATATGGGCGTGTTCCATGGGAGGGAGCGGCGTGTAGTGGTCGAATTCTACGCCCAAAAAGAACCGCCCCGGAGGGCGGCAGAAGGCTCGTGTGTAGTGGCGACATACCGGAGCGCCACTACGCCAATTCTACGCCAAACTGCTCAAAACCCGCGTATTCATTAGCCATACGGTTCCCCTCCTTCGCACCAGGATTTCCATTGCCGCCCTTATAGGTAGCCTTGATAAGGAAGCCCTAATCAAGAAGCCTTAATAAGGGCGCCTTAACGGGCCCGCGTGCAGACTTGATGGGGCCAGCCA